ATTTTTCTCCGCTTCGATGAGCACATCGGCCTGGGCTGCATATATAGCGGTGAGCCGGTCCTGGTACGCCTGGGCCATGGCGTTCTGCTTCCACGCCTCGGTGTTGGCCCGCAGGGCCGCCGTACCGCCCTCGATGGTATTGGTCTCCAGGTTGATGCTGTCCGCCAGATCCGGCACCGTCTGACACAGCAGCGTCAGGATGTTGTGGTATTCCTGTTGTTCCGCCGCGGAGAGGCTGGCATAGCTGCCCATCTCCTCCAGTTTGCCGATGTAGGTGTCGGCCACATTGGCGGCAGCCAGGACGGAACCGGCCGTATCGTCATAGGTCCCAGCCGCGGCCTCCAAACTGGCGTCCATTTCCCGTGCGGCCTCCGTCAGCTCCTTCACGGAGGGGATGCCGTCATCCATAGCCGTCGTAAAGCTCACCACCGCTGCCGCAGCCCCGGCAACCGCAGCGGCAGCGCCAAGGATGGCCCCGACAGGCCCGGTAAAGAGCGCGGCGACATTCAGCGCCTTAAAAACGGACAGCGCGGCGTTGACGCCTGTGACAGCGACAGCCGCACCGCCCATCACGCCGGTAAAGGTCATCACACCTTTGACCAGCGCAGGGTTGGCCTGCACAAAGCTGTTTGCCCAGGTCAGCACATCCGTGCCGGTCTCGGCCAGTTCCCGCAGTTCCGGGTTGAATTGTTCCCCGATGGTGGTCTTGAGCGCGTCCCAGGCAGAGTTCATCAGCGCCAGTTGGCCGTTAAGATTATCCATCTTGATTTCGGCCATCTGCTCCGCCGCGCCGGAACATTCGTTGATACTTGCAGTGAGGGCAGCATAGTCCTCGTCGGTGGAATTGAGGATTGCCAGCAGGCCGTTATAACCGCGCTGCCCAGCAATGGTCATAGCGTTGTTGACACGCTCAGCTTCTGTCATTTGGTCGAAGTAGCCCCGCAGCTCGTCAATGCTACTGCTAAAGTCCTTCATAGTGCCGTCTGCTTTGAGTGCGGAGAATTCATACTCGCCAAAGGCGGCGGCGGTCAGCGTTGCCCCTTCCAACAAACCGTTAAAGGTATTTTTCAGGGCGGTACCGGCAATGCTGCCCTTGACGCCAGCGTTCGCCATGAGGCCCACGCCCACAGCCACATCCTCAATACTGTAGCCCAATGCGCCAGCAATGGCCGCCGATTGCTTGAAGGTCTCGCCCATGATGGACACGCTGGTGTTGGAATTGGTTGCCGCAGATGCCAGCACATCAGCGAAGTGGGCGGTATCCGCAGCGGTAAGCCCAAAGGCTGTCAGGTTGTCGGTGACAATATCGGATACCAGGGCCAGATCCTCCCCGGAGGCACGCGCCAGATTGATCACGCCGTCCATGCCGGAGAGCATCTGCTGGGCATCCCATCCGGCCATAGCCATGTAGCCCATGGCCTCGGAGGACTCCAGGGCAGTGTATTTTGTCTCCGCTCCCAGCTCCTTGGCTTTGGCGGTCAGCTCGGCCATCTCCTGGGCCGTGGAGCCGGACAGGGCTTCCACATTGCTCATGCCCTCTTCAAAGTCCGCCGCGATGGACACGCACTCCGCGTAGGCGTCCCGGATCTCCTGCAGGCCCTCCGCGATTCCGGCGGAAATAAGGACCTGTTGGGCTGCGGAAAAGGATTCCGATACCTGTGTCCCGAAGCTTTCAGCACTCTCCCCGGCCTCCTGATAGGCCTGCCCCATGCTGCGGGCGGCGTTGGCGGCGTCCTCCTGCTGCTGGCGGAGCTCCTCCAGCTCGGAGGCCAGCCGGGCGCTCTCTCCGGCGAGGTTCGCGGTATCCACACCGGCTTCCTCCAGCCGCGTTTTCGTGGAACCGAGCCGGTTGTTCTGCCGCTCCAGGGCGGTCTCCGTGTCCTTGATGCGCTGCTCCAGCCTCGCCTGTTCCCGTTCCAGGCCGGCGGTTGGGCCCTCCGTTTCTTCGATTTCCCGCTGGAGCAGATCGTACTGGCGCCGCAGATTTTGCAGCTTGGCATCCGTGCTCTGGACTGCCGCCTGCTGCTTTTGATAGGAGGATATATCCGTCTGGAGCCGGTTGACCTCCTGAATCTCTTTTCCCAACTGCGCAAATTCCTGCTGCGCCTTGCTGAAGGTTCCCTTGAAATTGCCGTTCAGGGAGGCGTTCAGGGCGAACATCATCTCGTATTCTTTTCTACTTGCCACGTCTGCTCTCCCTTTTTCTCTGCTCGGATTCCGCTTCGATCTCATTGTTGGCCCTGATCCACAGACCCAGCTCTAACAGCGGCATCGCCAGCCAATCCGTTGCGGGGGTATTGTTATTTCTCGCCAGGATCAGGCATTGTTTCCGGAGCCAGCAGCCGCCGTCGCCCGCTTCGACCCCGACCGCAGTAAAAAATTTCGTGCCGCACTGCAGATCTGTTGGAACTCCGGCAGGGGCAGGGCGTATAGCGTATCCGTGGTAACCGTGCGGAAGCCGTCGCCATTGCGGTAGGTGCAGGCCCGTGCCGCAATTCCCACCAGATATTCCGGTGTGAACGCGGGCATAACGGTTGTCAACAGACGCCGGTTCAGCAGCTCCCGCTCGACGGCGACACTGTCCTTCCCGCTGAGGGCAGTCCAGTCGAAGGTCAGCTTCTCGTAGGTGATTCCCTGATAGGTAAAGGGCGTCTTGAATGTGTGCGTGTACGTACTGATATCAGGGCCAGCCTGGGCCTCAGCCTCCAGCTGTTCCGCCTGCGCGGCGGTATCCTCGAGCGTGGTGAGTTCTTTCTTGTCAGACATGATAGAGATCTCCTTTCAAAAATGTCCCCCGGTGTGGAACACCGGGGGACTGCTTATTATCCTAATTGTACCCCAGCGCCTTGCGTACGTCGGCCATGTAGTCCACGCCATCAATGACGCACTTCATGTTCCGCTTGTCCACCTCCCAGAGCTGCTTGCCGTCCTTGTAGGCGGCGAAGTAGTACACCACATACTCGCCGGAAGTATCTGCTGCGGCCATGGGCGCCACGGTACCGGGAGTGGTGGTCTTGGGCCGGACAATCACTTGTCCGCCCAAAGGCCCACCTCCGCCTGCTCAACGTTCCAGACTTCCTCCGCCACCCGCATATCCAGTTGGTGCTTCTTAGGGGACATCAGTTTCACCGCGTCCCCGTGAGGCGCGAGCCAAGTGATGACGGTGGTCATGTTGGCGACCATGCCGTACAGCGGTACTTCCATCTCTCCCATCATTCCAGCGCCGGAGATATTGACGCAGGGAAAAGCGATGGCGGGCAGCTGAACTTTTGCCACGCCCAGCAGGTTGATGCTGTCCTCGTAAATTTCCAGGTTGATGTATGCCGCAGGCTGTGTGCTCATGTCCTATTCCTCCCTTCCTTAAGCCGCCAAAGCCGATTCCACGTAGCTGACATCGTACTCCAGCGTAAATTCGCACAGCTGCATGGGGCTGGGCGGGGTGATGTAGATGTGGATGCGCAGGATGCCAGCCATGAGATCCAGCAGCGGATTCTCGCTCTCCAGAATCTCGGCCCGTGCGCCCAACAAATACTCCATGCCAACCAGCCCGTTCAGCCAAATATTGCAGGTATCCAGAATGTTGTCGATCAGCCGCCGGTTCATAGGCTTATCCAGCTTGCTCCAGAACGTGCGGATGAGGGTGTTGCCCACCCAGTCAAACATTCTGGAGTTCGGGATGAAGTAGTCCTTCACATCCGTGTTGGCGGGGTAGCAGGCGGTGTAGTTGCCCTTTGCCACCCAGCCCATGTTCATGAAATTCAGGGCGGTGACTACGCCGCAGTCCCCGGTGATGATCTCGATCTGCGGCCAGCTCAGCTTGACCTCGGTGCCGTCCTCCAGGCAGCAGGTATCAATCTTGAGGCCCTTGTTGGAGGGGGATTCGTAGGGAACGCCCCGGTTGTCCGTGTCCACCTTGGACATGAGGCCCGCCAGCTGGGTGGAGGTGTGGAACAGATAGTCCCCGAGCTTCACCATGGGCCAACAGACGATCTGGTTCGGGTCCACAAGGTTGTTGCGGCTCTTGTAGTTTGCCAGCTCCGAATACTCGGTGACGCCCTCGCTGCTGCTGTCCACATCGATGAGGGCCTTGCCGCCGAACAGCCCCATGATGCCCCGGTCCGCCTTGGTCGCCATGATCGCGGCTACCACGGTGTTGTGGGACCAGTCGGGCGCGAGCAGCGTATCGGGGATCTTGCCCACCGCCGTCATGCAGTCGTCCACAGCGGTGACGCCCTCCACAATATCCGCCACCTGGATCATGCCGGGGTCAACCGCGGCGTAGGCCGCGTTCAGCGTGGCTGCATCGTAGGCATTGCCCGTCTCCAGCAGTTCGATCACGCAGGTTCCGCCATTTTGCTCATAGTAGAGGGTATAGTCCTCATCCTCCGCCAGCGTTGTTCCCTCGCTGGACACGGTGATGCTCTCGCGGATGGCGTCCAGCGGCAGGGTGATCTTATGGTCCGCCACGTCATAGTCTTTGGCGTCCACGTCCTTCTTCATCGTCTTGGGATCGAGAACGTTGCAGAAGATGACCGGCTGCTGGCCGAACAGCTGGAAGTGCGAGTAGATGACCTCGCAGATAGGGTATTTCTTCCAGTCGTAGGAGAAGCCCAGCTTCGCCACCGCCTCATCCCAGGAAGTGGCCAGTACCGGCGTGTTGACCTTCCCGGCCTTTTCCGCCATGTGCGCGGGGGCCGCCCCCACGACATACGGCAGGCCGGAATCGGCCACAACGGGGGTGCTGACCGCCGTGGCCTGTTCCCGCACCCGAATACCAAGAGTTGCCATCGATTATTCCTCCTTCTTTTCCGCCCCGGCTACCGCGGGCGCTGCGTTTTTCCGGGCGGCGTCCTGCCGCGCCTCCAGCACCTGCCTGGACAGCTTGTTGTAGTTGACATAGAAAGCGTTGCCCGGCTCCTTCACCCGCATCCTTGCCACCGGAAACGCGTCCCCGGAGACGATCAGGGCTCTCACCAACCTGTACCTCTCAATGGCGCCGGCGGCCTTCTCCA